GTTCTGAATGGCTTCCGATAATTTCACGCGGGCGAACGAAGACCCGCTCGCAAGCCCGTGGGGCTCGATCAGTGGTGCCGGCACGCTGCGAGTTGTCAGTAACCTCTGCGCGAACTCGAGCGGCACCGATGCCACCTCGTACATGCGCTACACGACCAGTAGCGCTACGGATTCTAGCGTCACTATTTCCGTCGTTGGCGGCGGCAATACCGACGCAGGCCCGGCGATCTGTTTGGACGGAAGCGGCAACGGCTACGCCTTCCTGAACTCGGCGAACTTCCAGCTCTACATCTTCGAGCTCCCAGGATTCGGCACAGCTGCGAACGTTGGCGGTTCGAACTTTGCGGCAAGTGATGTGGTGAGGCTGCGTCGCAGCGGCAACGATGTCATTGGCTCCGTGAATGGCGTGGATGTGATCACCGCGACGAACAACACGACGTTCACGAGCGGCGCCCCAGGAATTTTCATCTTTCACGCTAACACACGGTTTTCTAACTGGACTGATGGCGCAGCAGCGGGCGCAACGGTCTACAACCGAACGATCTTCGACAGTCCTATTTTCAATAGCAGAGTCATTCGTTGATGTGCCACCAGCTTCGTCGCTTGTGAAGAAACAGAACGTGTGTGTGGCTGATTCCGTATTGGGCACCTAACTCTCGGGCTGATATGTCACCTGTGGCGTATCTGGCGCGGATTTCTTTGACTTGCTTGGTCGTTAGCTTGGCAGCGCCTGAGTCTTCGCCGCGCACCGTGCTCTCTGGATGGGTATGTCGCCCGTTGTTCGATCCCTTGGCTGTCCGGCCTTTCTGGTCTCGGTCGGCGTTGTTTTCCGTGCGCGTCCCTAGGAACAAGTGAGCCGGATTGCAGCACATGCCGTTGTCACATGTGTGGCAAACGCACATCCCGTCTGGGATCGAACCCTTTGATAGCTCGAAGGCAACGCGGTATGCGATTCGCCTTTCTCGATTGATCGTAAAGACGCCTCTACCTTTCTGTGAGCACGCAGTCCATGGCCAGCATGTATCAACATCAGAGCGCTGCACCTTTGGCCAGAATCGTTCTGCAATCGGCTTTTTTCTGCGAGTTTTCTTCATAGTATGGCGAAGTACCTTGGATCGTGGAAGATCGATGATATCATTTTCCACAAAATCCAGACATCCTCAGTCACCACTGGCGCCGCTACCGATGCCGACTCTGTGCCGACGTGGCGCCTGTATGAAGACGGCACGACGACGCCTGTCACGACCGGCTCGTACACCACGGTCAACTCAATCACCGGCTTCTACAATGCCGCCATCACGCTTGCTGCAGCGATCGGCTACGAGAAGGGCAAGAACTACTACATCCGCTACGCCGCTACTGTCGCATCGATCATCGGCGCGGATGTCGACACGTTCCAGATTGAGGCTGAGGTTGATTCGAACAGCGTCAGCATCACGGTCAACGCCAACGTTGCATCCGTCTCTGCAGGTTCGTTCCAGTCCATCACCATTGGCAGTGTTGCAGGCGCTGTAACAGTCAGCGCGACCTCGCACGCCGCGATTGCAGATGCTGTGTGGGCAGAGACCGCGGGCGGATACACGACTGCTGGATCTATGGGATATCAGCTCGCACAGGCTGAGTCTGTGGGCGCAGTGGCCGCTGCTGTCTGGGATGAACCAAAGTCCGGCCATACGACCGCAGACACGTACGGCGAGTACCTGGACGGTACGATCACGGCTATTGCAGGCGGCTCTGCCGATACGACCGTCAGTGCCACAGCGCTTGCCGCAATTGCCGATGCCGTATGGGACGAGCCCAAGGCAGGGCACACCACAGCCGACACTTACGGCGAATATCTCGACGGAACTGTTACCGGCATCTCTGGTGGCGCAGGCGACACGACGGTCAGCGCAACCGCTGCAGCCGCTATTGCCTCGGCCGTATGGAACGCAACAGGCTCCGCACACACGAGCGCAGGCAGCTTCGGTGCTCGCCTGAACGTCTCGGTCAACAGCATGACTGCTGGTGCGATTGGGGCTGTGACGATTGGCTCTACCTCTGCGAGTGCGGTCGCAACTGCTACACAGGCTCTCGCACTCACGCTCGGATCGACTGCGGTGGCAGCAATCCAAAGTGGCCTCGCATCTCAGGCCAGTGTCGACACGCTCGACAACTTCGTAGACACCGAGGTCGCAGCGATTAAGGCGAAGACCGACCAGCTGACATTCAGTGTCACGAACGCCCTTGATGTGAATTTGACGCACGTGAACGAGATCAGCGTGACCGGCAATGGCCAGAGCGGAACAGAGTGGGGCCCCGGTAGCTAATGGCCGCTGACACCTGGGGCCTATCCTGGGGTGGCACAGGTGGATCATGGCTCACGAGCTGGGCAAGCACCTACGTACCGCCAGTACCGACTCCACCGGACACCACGCAAGCCGGTAGCAACAAACGACGTAGACGCTATTACGTTGAGGTTGATGGCCAAGCGTTCGAGGTCGACAGCGCACAGCAAGCCAGTCGCATTCTCGATCGCGCAAGAGAGCTTGCAGTCGAGGCAGCACAGGAAGCCGCCAAGAAGATCGAAGTCAAGGCAGCGCGAGCTACGAAGCCGCGGCCCATCAAGCTCCAAGCTCCAAAGATCTCAGCAAGTCCTGAGCTCAAATTAGACCTCGCACCGATACGCCAAGAGATCGCACAGATCTACGACAGTGCGGCTGCTCTCGCAGAGATGCGGGTACTGATGCAGCGCGCGATGGATGAGGACGAGGAAGAGACGATCCTACTTCTGATGTGACCAACCTGCGGGAGTCACTAAACTACTGATGGATACTGTAACGCCGCCCAATGCGGGCAAGGGCAGGCCCAAGGGCTCCCTGAACAAAACGACCAGAGCAGCTAAGGAAGCAATCGCCCTTGCTGCTGATGAGCTAGGCGGGTTCGAACGCCTGGTTGCATGGGCCAAGGAAGACCCGAAGAACGAATCATCGTTCTGGACGACGATCTATCCAAAGCTGATCCCGCTGGATGTTCATGCTAGCGGCGGCATCAATCTGAATATCACGCGCGACTTCAGTGGACGTACAGATCCAGTACCCACCGAAGTTTGAGCAGTACTTCAAGCCCTCACGGTACAAGGTTGTCCATGGTGGGCGCGGGTCTGCCAAGAGCTGGAGCGTATCGAGGGCTTTGCTAGACGAAGGGCTCGATAAGCCCCTGCGCGTGCTGTGTGCTCGCGAGATTCAGAACACGATCGCAGAGTCAGTGCACAAGCTGCTGAGCGACCAGATCAAGGCGCTTGGACTGGATGACTTCTACACGATCCAGAACAAGGTCATCTCAGGCAAGAACGGCACTGAGTTTGTGTTCGAAGGTATTCGCGGCCTCGATGTCGTGAAGCTCAAGTCCTTCGAGGGCGTGGACCGATGTTGGGTCGAGGAAGGGCAGGTCGTCACCAAGAAGTCTTGGGACACGCTGGAACCAACGATCCGCAAAGCTGGCTCCGAGATCATCGTCACGTTCAACCCTGAGCTTGAGACGGACGAGACATACGCGCGCTTCGTCACTGATCCGCCGCCCAATGCGGTGGTGATCGAGATGAACTGGCGGGACAACCCCTGGTTCAGCCCTGAGATGGAGGAGCTAAGGAAGCGCTGGATGCAGCGCGATCCGGAAGGCTACGCAACAGTCTGGGAAGGCAAGTGCAGGCCCGCGGTAGAGGGCGCGATCTACCGCAAAGAGATCGAGGCGATGACGCGCGACAAGCGTCTGCGTCCTGTTCCCTACGATCCGCTTTTGAAGGTCCACACGGTGTGGGATCTGGGCTGGAACGATCTCACCTCCATCATCATGGTGCAGCGCTGTGGTGGCGAGTTGCGAATCATCGACTTCATCGAGGAGTCGCACCAGACGCTGCCTGACTACGTACAGCAGCTCAAAGAGCGCAAGTACAACTGGGGCACGGACTATCTGCCCCACGACGGTGACAGCGCCCGCCTGGAGTCTTCTGGGCTCTCAGCGCGCGACATCCTCACGAAGCTTGGCCGTAACGTCTCAATCATCCCCAAGGGCGATGTAGAGGCAGGCATCAAGGCTGCGCGTGTGGTGTTCGGCCGCTGCTACTTCGACAAGGACAAGGCCACAGGACTGGTCGGCCATCTCAAGCGCTATCGCCGACAGATCAACCAGACAACGAACGAACCGCAAGGCCCGCTCCACGATGAGCACAGCCATGCGGCGGACGCCTTTAGATATCTGACGATGGTTGCGGACAAGTTCACAAATGACGACGACGGCTGGAATCGGAAGCTTAAGTACTCGAACGCAGGAATTGTATGAACGACAAATGCTCGCAGTGCAGCCGTCAGTTGCACTCATATGCATCAAAGCTCATCTCTCTGCAGGATTCTAGTGTGCTGCTATGTACGAACACTTCCGCGATGTCATTAGAAGAAGCCGACAAGCCATGGTGCGCCGACGTCAATGACTTCGATCTCAAACTCTGGCGCTACTGGACGGATGGTTAATGCCTGATACAGACCGCCTCTTAGCTGCCATTGATGCCAGGAATCGTATGAACTGGAAAAGATTGCTTAGTCGTCCGAATCTGTTCGATGTGTGGCGTTTGACCGGCAGTTTCAGGGCTGCTGTCGGCTACACGATCCGCCGCAGTAGGTTGCCGCAGTAGTGCCTGACACCGACCGTCTTCTAGCTGCCATTGATGCCGCAGAGGCGGACTCCTATGGTTCCGATTCCGATGGCGATCTGTCCTCTGAGCGCGCTCATGCGGTAGATCAGTACCTCGGCAAGCGCACGGTGTCAGCACCTGACGGCCGTTCGCAGGTCAACGATCGCTCGGTCTACGAGACGATTCAGTGGATCAAGCCCTCGCTCACGCGCATCTTTGCCAACGGCGATGATGTCGTAGAACTCCCGCCTGTTGGCCCAGAGGACGAGGGCGGGGCAAAGCAAGAGTCGCAATACCTCAATCACATCGTTCTGCAGAAGAACAACTGGTTCGAGATCTTCGACACGGCAAGCTCGGATGCGCTGCTCACTAAAGCTGGCTATCTCTACCCGTACAAGAAGGTTCGCCGCCAGGTCGAGCTCGAGAAGTACGAGAAGCAGACGCAAGAATCCATTGCGCTGATCCTTCAGGACGAGCCAGAGATCATCGAGTTCGAGGAATATCCAGACCCGGACTACGTACCGCCGCCCCCGCAGCCCGATCCCATGACGGGCATGGAGATGCCGCCACCTCCGGCACCGATGCTGTACGACATCGAAGTGCGGCAGGTGAAGGAAGACGTCCACTACTGCATCGACGTGCTCCCGCCTGAGCGCTGCAAGATCGCTGAGACCACGAAGACGGTGCAGCTCAAGGACTCGAGTTACTTCGAGTACTACGACTTCCAGACGATCTCCGAGCTTCGGCAGGACGGCTACGAGATCGAGGATGACATCTCGGACGGTGAGGGGACTGACACCGAAGAGGACAACGCACGCGATCAGTACAGCGAAAGCAGCTGGTCGGATGAGAAGCCCGCTGACCCGTCCATGCGTCGCGTGAAGTGCCGCTGGATCTGGATTAGGCACGACTATGACGAGGACGGCATTGCCGAGCTGCAATACGTCGTTCGCGTGGGTCAGAACATCCTGCATCGCGAGGAAGTGAACCGCATCCCGGTCGCTGTCCTCTGCCCCGATCCGCTGCCGCATCGCCATGTGGGCCTGTGCCCTGCGGATAGCGTGGGCGAGATCCAGGACATCAAGACTGTGATCTTGCGTCAGGGCCTGGACAACCTCCAGCTCTCCAACAATCCCCGCACTTACGTCAACCCATCGATGGTGAACCTGGACGACGTGCTCGTCTCACGTCCTGGTGGTGTTGTTCGCGGTAAGGGCATCTTTGGCCAGGACATCGCGCCGATGCCTGTCCCGTTCGTGTTCCCCCAAGCAATGGAAGGCTTGGAATACATGGACCAGATCCGCGAGAACCGCACGGGGACAAATCGCTACTTCACCGGCATCGACCAGAACGCCATGAACAAGACGGCGACTGGCATTCAGCAGCTCTCGACGATGGCCGCACAGCGTGTCGAGCAGATTGCGCGCCACTTCGCGAACGGCATTGAGGAGCTGTTCTCGATCCTTCACGAGATCATCATGAAGGGCGGGCACAAGAACGATGTCGTCAAGCTCTCCAATCAGTGGGTGCAGATCGATCCCACGCAATGGAAGAAGCGCACTGACTTCCGTATCTCGGTCGGCTATGCGGCAGGCAACAAGGATGCACTCGTCGCACGCCTGACCATGATCGCGCAGATGCAGGAACGCGCACTTGCCGGTGGGCTTCCGATCGTCACGCCGCAGAACGTGTACGAGACCGCGATGGAGTTGACGAAGGCCAGCGACTTCTCGGCGCCCAATCGCTTCTGGACCGACCCGAAGACCATGCCGCCTCCGCAGCCTCCACAGCCGGATATCACGGTCATGGCGGCAGAACAGGAGAACACAAAGCGCACGATCGAATCCAAGCGCATGGATGTCGAGCAGAAAGAGCGCGACAGCATCCGCGACTTCGAGATCAAGAAGTTCGACATCGAGACCAAGGCACAGTCATCGCTCGAAGCCGAGCGCCTGCGTGCTGAGCATGCAACGAGCCTCGAGGACAAGCGGGCCGTCAACCAAGCGGGCCTCAAACAGATCGAAGGCCACCAGGCTTTCCAGATCGAGGACAAGCGCCTCACGCACAAGATCGACACGAACAAGATCGGCTCGCAGGTCGAAGAACTCTCGCAGACCGTGGCCGAAGGTCGCGAAGTCATCGGTCAGCTGCAAGAACTCATCAAGACGCTCGTCACGGCGCAACGCAAGATCCGCAGAGGCAAGGACGGCAAGGCGGAGGGCGTGGATATCGTCGGGCCAGATGGATCTGTAATCGCCTCTCAGAAGGTGCAGCGCGGCCCTGATGGGCGCGCAACAGGTACAGCGTGAACTACTACAGGGAATCACTGGCCTCTGCTATCGCAGACATCCTGATGTATCGGTACATGGATTGCTACGCGCTGACTTCATTCCCGAGATTGGGGCGCTATGACCGACCTTGCTGCTGATATTGATCGAGGAGCTAGAGCGCAGGCTCTGCTCGCCAATCCCGCTCTCACCGGTGCTTTTGAAATGGTCGCCAAGGCGATCCACGAAGCATGGGAGGCGTGCCCCGTGCGAGACACGGAAGGCCAGCACGTCCTTAAGTTGCAACTGAAATTACTCGGCGACGTTCGAGCCAATCTCGAACAAGCCATCACCGACGGCAAGCTCGCTTCGATCGAAGTCGACCGCCGTCACAAAGCCAAGCTCTCGGACTTCAGAGTCCAAAGGTAATCCATGCTCGAACAGGCTCAGCCTGACCAACCCTCCGGGGAGTCAGGTTCTCTCCCATTGGAAGATCGTGTTAGCAACGCGCTATTCGGTACGCCGAAGCCAAAGGCTCCGCAGCAAGAGCCAGAACAGACGCAAGAGGCCACCGAGGCCGAGGCGTCCGCTGAGCCGACAGAACCAGTAGAGGAGACGTTCGAGTACGAAGCAGAGGGAGAGAAGTACGTTCTCCCCAAGAAGCTCGAAAAAAGCTTCATGCAAGAGCGTGACTACACGCAAAAGTCCCAAGCACTCGCCGAACAGCGGCGACTCGTCGAACACAGCTTGCAGCAATCCAAGATTAAGGAACTGCAAGGCAAGTTCGATAACGAGATCGCGAACGAAGTTCGGCAAATCCAGTTGATCGATCAGGTTCTAGACCAGCAGGTCGACTGGAGATCCATGTCCACGGATGACGCACTCCGGCACAAGCTGGAGCTCGACAACTTGGAGAAACAGAAAGCCAAGTTACGCGAGGGCATTCAGCAGAAGTGGGGCCAGTTCAGGCAGCAAACCGAGCAGCAACGCACGGAACTGCTGGAGAAGGCCCGCGAGGTGCTGAAGAAGCGCATCCCCACATGGAGCGATGACGTCGCGAAGCAGATTCGCGAGCACGCAAAGGTCGAAGGCTACAACGACGCCGAGCTGAACACGCTCGAAGACCCACGCCACGCAATCACGCTGTGGAAGGCGATGCAGTTCGACCAACTGCAGGCCAAAGCCACACCCGCTGTGACGCAGGCGAAGACGGTCAAGACGACATCAGCAAAGCCGATGCCCCCGGCCACCAAAGACTATCTGAACTATCGCAAAGCGCTGGGTAAGACCGCCGAGAACTCGCCCGAACGGCGAAAGGTGGTTGAGCAGCGCGTTGCCTCAATCTTCGGGAAATAAGCAATGGCACAGATTACTGGTACGACGTGGACTCATGCCACGGCGAACTCTCAGACGTACGCATCGAACATTCGCGAGGATGTCGAGGATGTGATCTGGGAACTGGACCCCATGGACACGTGGGCTCTGACGAACCTCGATCGCGTCAAGGCGCAGTCGACGTTCCACGAATGGCTCTCGGACGATCTCGCCGCGGCTGGTGCGAACCTCATCCGCGAAGGTGACGATGCGACCTACGTCACGGCTGCTCCGGCTCGCCGCCTGGGCAATTATCTGCAGATCAGCAACAAGACGTTCGTCGTCTCAGACACGTTGGAGGCAGTGAACAAGATCGGCCGCGAGAAGGAAACTGGCCGACTGGGCACGAAGCTCCTCAAAGAGCTGAAGCGAGACATGGAATACGCGTTGGTGCGTAACCAGGCGTCCTCGCTCGGTCAGGAAGCAACGGCACGCGCCTCCGCCGGTATGGAGAGCTGGATCGAAGGTCCGACGACCACGACGGCCGGCGAACTCGCCAACGTTGTGTCCGCAAC